GCCAGGTCAGATCCAGCGGCAAGGAGAGCCACATGATCCGGCATGGGATGACCCTCGTTCCCGCCACCGCGTAGCTATTCACGACGCCCGGATCATCGAGTTGAACAAGGCCATCGTCGACGAAATTGACCGAGACCACTTCCGCATAGGTCTCGGATCGCCAGAGCATCACGTAGCCGGGCGCCGCGAAGAACGGCCGATCCGTCGTATCGAGCGAGAGAAGCGCATCACCGGCCGTTACGGCCTCGGTGAGATCGGCGGCATCGCACCAAAGCGGGGCGTAGAATCGCAGCGGTTGGGCCGCTGACCGCCAGGCCGCCAATAGCTTGCCAGCCTCGAATGCCGATCCGAAAATGCACTGCATCGTGGTTCCGATCGCCGGCGTTGAGCGGAGTTGCACGCGCACTTCGGCGCCCGACACCGACTGCTGCACATCTGTCTGATAGGTGCGCGTGACCTGGAACGGCGTCGCCCAATCGTGTCGGAACGGGAAGATCGAGGGCGCGGCGATCGTCATGTCAGGCCGAGCGCACCCTTGAAGGCATTAGGATTGGCGCTCACGATCTTGAGCAATCCCTTCAACCCGCCGCGGGTGTTCAGGTGCTTGAGCACGAGGCCATCCTCAAGGCCCACGGTCGCCTCGAAGGAGCCCGACGCCGAGCCGCCACCGCCGGCGGGCGCCGTGACGAAGCCTCCGCTCGCGAACGCCGGCGTGCGAGAGAACTGCGGCCGCGTGAGCGACGGCATGCGCAAGCCGTTGAGGAAGTCCAGGAACGGAACGCCAATGCGCCGGACGGCGTCTGCGCGAATCACGTATTCGCCATGCGAGAGCCGGGCGAGGATCGAGTCGCTCGTTCCGGTCCCTGGGCCAAAGACCGGCCCTCCGGATGCGAGACCGGCGATTCCGAAGGTTGTGAAGAGCGCCGCGAGCCCACCAACGCCGCCTCCGACTGCAAGCGCAGCGGCAGCAGCTCCCAGCGCAGCTGCTGCCGCGATGAGAGTGCCGCCCGAGACGTCGAGCGCCGCTGATGCGCCGAGGAGCTCGGATGCACCGGTGAGCACGATGCTGCCAGCAAGACCGAGCGCTGACGCCGCGGTCGTGGTCGCCGTCGCGGCAGCCACCTGCGGCGCTTCCGTCGCCGCCCCCTCGAAGATTCCTCGAATGGCCTCGACAGCCTTCGTGGCGATGATGTCACCGAGGACGCGCTGGAAGCTCGAGACGATCGCCGTCCCCAGCTGCAGGAACGCATCGGCGAGGCCGTGCACCTGACTGATCGTCGAGCCGAGGAACGTCGAGAGGTCCGATTGCACGTTCTGTAGCAGCGTCTCGCGGAGATTCGCCAGTTTGATCGTCGATTCGTCGATGACTTGGCCGATGCCTTGGAAGCTCGCGCGGAACTTTTCCGCCTGTTGGACGAGCGCGGGATCGCCCACGTCGGCCGCGAACTTATCCATCTGATCCGCGAGATTCTGGAGCGTTGGCAGGCGTTGCCGTTCGACGGCGGCAATCTGCAGCTGGCCGTCGCGCTCCGAGATAAGCCCCTGTGCGACCTGGTTCTGGATGGCGGCCTTCGCCAAGTCGAGGCTCGTCTGTTCTTCGTTCGCCCGCTGATCGGCCTGCGCGAACTGCGCGCGCAGCGTCAGGAGCCGGCCGAGCTGATCGACCTGCGCCTTGATCGCGTCGGCCGTCTGACCACCCTGCGCCTCGAGGGCGAGCGTGAAGCGCTGCTGCAGGGCGGCGATCTGCACTTGCGCGGCGGCAAAGTTGTTGCCCTGCGCCGTGAGGATCTGCGCCTGGAAGCCTCGCACCTCGTCGGCGATCCGAAGGCGGGCGGTCCGTTCCTGCTCGAGCAGCGCCAGGACCTGCGTCTGCCCGTTCAGCTTCGCGAGCGCGATCTGGTCCTCGAGCGCCTTGAGATCTTTCGCCCGTGTCACGCGCGCGGCGTCGGTGTTCTCAGGAAGCGGCGACGCGGAGAGCGCTTGCTTCTGCGCCTCCAGTTCCGAGATCTGCGCCGCGACGCCCTGTTTCGTGATCTGGACGCGCTCGGCGTAGAACTCGCGGAGCGAGATGAGCCCTTGCGCGAACGCCTCGTCGTCCTGCTGCTCGACGAGCTTCAGCCCGGACTGCGTGGCCGCCAGTTCGTCCGCCAGTCCCTGCTTCACGGCGGCGAGCTGCGCGTCGATCAACGCCTTTCGTTGGGCCGGGTCGACGAGCGACACGTCGGGTTTCGCGGTCGCGCCGACGAACTTCTCGAGGGACGGATCTTTGTCGAGCGCGGCGTGATCGAGGGCCTTCTGCGCGTCGCGGGCTTCCAGAATCTTCGTCACGACCAGCCCGATCGCGGCCGCGAGCAGGGCGAATCCCGCGATGACGAGACCAGGCACCGTAAACAAGGACGCGATGCCGCCCGCCGCGATGGCCGCCCGCAACGCGATGACGGCGTCGACGATCTTGTTGATCGCGAACGCCGTCACGCCGGCAGTCACCGCGAACTGAATCAGATCGCCGTGCTTCGCGATCAAATCCGCGAAGCCCTTCGCGATGTCGGCGAGCCCTTTGATCACCGGCGCCATGCTGATGACCAGCCCGCGAAATGCGGAACTGACGTCCTTTAAGGCGACGTTGAAGTCGCGGGCGGCGACGACGTCGTTTGCCGAGATGACGAGGCCGAGTTCTTCGGCCTTCTTCGTCGCCTCATCGAACCCGCCGCCAGCAAGATCATTGAGCAGTGGGATGAGCGTGCTGCCATCACGCCCGAAGATCAGCATCGACGCCGCCGCCTTGCCGGCGCCGTCCGCGAAGCGCGCCTGCGCGGTGGCGATCTTGAGCAGCACCTGATCGAGCGAGAGCCCCTTGAGGTCCTTCGCCGTCAGTCCGAAGGCGGCAAACGCCTCGACGGTTCGCGGAACGCCCTGCTGGAGCTGCTCGACCGCGCGCGAGAGGAACTTGAGCCCATTCGAGAGCTCCTCTTGCGAAACATTCGCGTCCTGCGCCGCCACCGCGAGAATCGAGAGCGATTCCGTCGTCGCACCCGTTTTCTGCGCGAGCTTCCCGATCTCTTCCGTCGCCGTGATCGTATCCTTCACGAATTCGGCGACGCGAATCGCGCCAAAGGCCGCTGCCACGCCGAGAATGGCGTTCTTGAACGAGTCGAATGCGCCGGCGGCCGCCGTGGCCTTCTTGGTCGCGTCATCGTTCTGCGCGCTGTTCGCCTTCTGCTGATCCGAGAGCTGCTTGACCGCGGCCGCCAGGCGCCGGACGATCTCCGTTGCCTGATCGTCAGCCGTCAGCGTGACGGCAATATTGTTGTTCGCCACGGAGCTAGTTCATTCTCTCAGAATGCCCGGAAGCTCTGGCGGCGGCAGCGGATCTTTGGTCTGCGGTGCGAGCACCGACCAGACGAGCGTCGCGTGCTGATACTCGTCGCGCGCCGCGTCCTGCAGTCGCAGCCGATACGCATAGAGCAGATCGACGAGAGGCCAATCGAGGATCTCGTCTACTCGCTCGCGGTCGCCGCTCGCAATGACTCGAGCGCAATCGGCCCAGCTGTATCGGCCGGCGGCGGCGTCGAGGGCTTGTCGGATGATCTCGGCCGCGCTCCGTTCCCGCCCGTCGCTGGCGGCGAAGCAGTCGCCAAACCCAGCGAGGACGCGGCGCTGAGAAAAAAATCCTTGAGAACCGTGGCGAAGAGATCCGCCAGCTGCATCTTGTCGGCTGGCTCGCTGAGATCAGCGAAGAACTCGGCGTTCGCCTCGGCGTCTTTCGGAGTCCATTTCTTCCCGTCCTCGACAACTCGGCCGGCGATGATGCTGTGATACTTCCCGGCCCGATGCGCTTCGACGATGAAAGAACGGGCCGCCTCGAGATCCGCCGCGCCTTCGGCTGCCTTGTCCCCGTCGGCGCGCAGTCGGCGGTTGATAATGGCGTCGAGCCCGATGTCCTGCGTCTGCACGATCATCCAACCGTCCTGACGTCCCGTCAGGCCCTCGGTGAGCGAGAACGTCCGCCCACCGAGGTAATAGATTCGCGGCATTCAGATGTCTCCGATTACCGGGGCATCGCCTGGTAGAACGGATTCACCGAGGAACCGCCGTAGAGACCGACGGCATCGGAGTTGATCGTCCCCTTCATGCTCCACTTGAGGAAGTCATCGGAGATGAGCGGGAAGTCGCCGTCCGGCGCCAGCGAGACGTTGAAGGCGAGTACCTCCATCTTGGGACCGGTCGCCGGCTTCCCGAGGAACAGGAGCTTGCCCTTGATGTTGACCGTGTTCGCCGCCCGCACGACGTCCTGCGCGGTCGCGCCAGTCATCGCGGCGGCCGTGTAGTTGTAGGTGATCACCGTCGAGTCGACGACCGTCACGCCGCCCGGCAAGATGCGGAAGACACCGGCGACGGCATCGAAGATCTCGTAATCCGTGCCCGAGACGAGCGTGTTCGCGCCCTGCACGAGCGTCGGCGCCGAGACATTGCGGAACGGCGCGCGCCAGAAGGACCCGAGCAAGCCCGTGATGGCTGTCGGCACGAGCGTCTCGGACTGCGCCGCGGCGGTGTGGGCCGTCTGCGTGTAGCTCGTCTGATCGCCGAGCAGCAGGATGCCGAGATTCTTCACCGAGATCTCGAAGCCCGAGATCTTGAGCGCGACGGTCGTCTTCTTGATGGCCGAGTTGTAGACGGCGCTCGTCTCCTGCGTGTAGTCCGTCATATCGACTTCGTCGGTCGTCGTCGAGATGGCGAACGAGTCGCAGTTGCCGAGGCTGTAGAACTGGCCGTGATCCGTGCCGTTCGCGTCGAAGCGGTCGAAGAAGATTTGCCCTCGCCCAAACAGCGTATTGGACGGTGAGGGCGTTTGTGTGAGTGACATTGGGCGAATCCTCGAAAGGGAAAGGCGTGAAACGGCAAAGGCCGCCTTGATGGGCGGCCCGTTGGTGGAGCAGTGGCTTCGGTTAGCTCAGCGTGTCGGGGTTGGCGGCGTCGGTCACGTACTGGATCTCGAACAGCGTACGCGCCGCGGCGTACACCTTGTCCTGCTCCGCTTCGTCCCACTTGGTGCCGATTTCCTTCACGTCGAAGGCGAGTCCGCCGAGTTCGACGTCCGCGCAGAGCGCCTGCACGGCCCAGCTCACGAACGGATCGATGGCGAGGTCGGGCGCATCGTTCTCGGCGTCGACGCGGTGCTCGACGCAGAGCGTGAGCACTCGTTTGGCGATGCGGCGCGGATCGCCAGCCGCGCCGATGCCGGGACCGGTGACGACTTCCTCCTGGAGCGGATAGACGACTTGTCGCGGGAGCTGGTCGTGCGACAGCGAGACCGTACGAACGCGATCAACTTGCAATCCGCTCGGCCTGCCAGCTCCGCCAAGCAGCGCCACGCATGCGGTGACGATCTGATCCCGCCGGCTGCTCATCGGAGCGAGACCACCGAGAACGCGCCGTCCTCGATCGGCTGGATTTCGCGGACGATGTATGGCACAGCGGCGACGACGATGGTCTCGCCCTGCGCCAGCACGCCGAGCCGATCGCTCCGCACCAGCACCGTGCGATCCGTCGCGTTCACGTTCCCGCGACCCAAATCGCCGAGGATGAACTGGCCCGGCGCGTCCATGTAGCCGTACAGGTTCGGCTCGGAGCCAGCGAACGACACCTCGACGCGATCGAGATCGGCCGTGAACGCGTCGAGGTCCTCATCGAAAGCCATCGATTACGACCGGTTCTGCCACCACTTCACGTAGTCGATCTTGACCGTGCCGACGGAGGTCGACGACGCCTTGCTGATGCGCGCATACGGCTGGAGCACGAGCCCCGGCACCGTCGACATATCGAATGTCGTGGCGCTCGCGACGCGATTGCCGTTCAGGTAGAACTTGATGTCGGTGATCACCGTGCAGTCGATGCGCGCGACCGCCCAATCGGTAGTGAGCAGCGTGACGCCGGTGGCAACCTTCGATGTCTCGTTGGCCGTGTCGTCCGTCTCGACCGTGATCGCCCCATTCCCGTCGGCGCGGAAGATGATCGATTCGGCGACCGTATCGAGCGTCGCGTTGTGATCGCCGGCGAGTCCGAGAGCAACGATCGATGTCGACGCCGACGGCAGGACAGAGAACTGGAACCGGTATTCGATGTTGAGGCCCTGATTGAGTACCAGGGTCCGCTTGTCGTTCCACGACAGACCGGCGAGCTCTGCCTCGCTCGTCGCGGCGAGTGTGAGCGCAACGACGCCGTTCGGCGCGTCTTCGACGAGTGCTTCGGTCGCGTCGCCCGTGTCGAGCGCGGTCCAGCCGATGGTCGTGTCGAGCGCTTGCTTCTCGAAGTCGTCCTTGCCGTACAGTGGCGCGAACGCGTGCACGGTTTCCTGCGTGGAACTTTCGTAGTACCGCAGGATGCCGCTTTCGTATCTGGCTTTGGTGCTCATGTGACGTCTCCGGGGAACTGTTCCGACGCGACGCGCCCGGCAGCGGTGAGAAAATCCGCCGGGCGCGCGCGCCGCTCAGGATTGAGCGAAACAGTGAACGTGAGAGGCGAAGAACTCAGGCGACGATCGACGCCTGGACCGCGTTCGGGAACCGCGGCTCGAGCGCCTGGAACAGCACGCCCCCCAGAATCGGATCGTTGACGACTTCGACCGACGTGAGCCGGACGAAGCTGTACCCGCTCGCCGCCAGGTTCTCGACCGGGAACTCGATCTCGATGATCTGAGCCGATCCGGCGGTCGTGGTGAAGCCGGCTGCCGCGGCGGCCGTGATGGCGCCGGGCGCGGCAGCGCCGACGGTGACACGGTACGTGAAGGGAATCGCCGATGTGTTCGACGGCACGACGTCGTCGCATGCTTCCACCGTCAGCGTGACGGTGCCCGTCGTTCCGACGCCCCAATGGACGATGAACAGCCCGCGGTTGTGGTTCTTCATGCTGAACACGTCCGAGTGGACGGTGCCGGAGAACGCGTCGGCAACCGCGGCGATGCCCACCTCGAGGTGGGATCGCTGCGTGACAAGTCCGGTGCTCATGGAAAGGGTCTCCTAGTGGGTGAACTGGTGAGCGCCGGATTACTACCGGGCGCCGAGCATCACGTGGTCGGACAGCGTGTTCGAGCCTTTGTAGGGCGTCAGCGCGCTCTTGAGCCGCGGCGCGCCGCCGACACGGGAGATCCAGCGGAAGGTCCGCTCGTTGTTCACGAACCGGACGTGGATCGAGTCGGCCGCCTGCAGCCCGCCCTTGGTGACGATCTGATACGCCTGCCGAAGGTTGGCGAGGATGACATCGCTCACCGTGCCCGGCGCGTCGCACTGCTCGGTGACCTTCACCGGACGGCCGTAGATCGTGCCATACTGGTTGCCCGAGAGGCCGCCGGGACCCATGTAGACCAGCTGCCCGGACGTGCCGGTGCCGATCTGCATCGTCTGCAGCTGCTGCTCGACTTCCTGGTTGACGTACCAGGTGGCGCCAGCCTTCGCGCGCGGGAGCAGCCGCGCCCACATCTTGATGATGTTCTCGGCGAGCACCGTTGCGGCGGTCTGGCCGGTCTCTTTCGTCACCGTGACGAGGGCCGCGGAATTCTTGAGGCCCAGGCACTGTCCCGCACCCGTGCCGCGGACGATCTCGTCGTCAATGACGAACGAGAACTCCGAGGTGAACGCCTGCGAGAAGACGGATTGCATCGCCGGCGCATCGGCTAGCAAGCGCTCCGTCATGTAGGCGAGCCCGATGAGGTCGTACACGCGGGCCTCCCACTCGCCGATCTTCGGCTTCTTCGCCGTCGCGGCATCGGCCTCGGCGCCGCGGTAAATCTGGACACCGCCCCAGCGCGATCCGGTCGCGCGGCTCGTCTCGTCGACGTACGCGACGCGGAGCCCGTCCGAGTTGGCGCCGACTTCGGTCGACGAGCAGTCACCGGCGAGCTGGCCTTCCGCGAACGCGTCCTTCATGAGGTCGACGGTGAAGTCCTGCTGGATGAGGAATGCACCATCCGACGGCACGTTGGCACCGGCGCCGGTGACCGCGGCCTGCACGGTCATGAGGCGCTCGTCCAGTTTTCCGCCCTGTCCGTAGCTGGCGATCGAGACGAGTTGCTCGCCAAGCGACCCGAAGGGCTTGAGCGCTTCGCGGTTCTGTGTCGAGACGTGCGGGATCGGCGCCGGCGCAGCGCGCCTCGCCGAGAGTTCGGCACGCACCTGCTCGGCCGTCTTGTCGGACGCGACGTACGCGTTCAACTCGGCGACGGAGGCGCCGGCGAGCGCGCACAGCTGCGAGATCGCTTCGGTGCGCGAGTGTCGCGCGTTGGCCTTTTCGAGGGCCGCGAGCGCGTCGGCGGAGTTGACCGCCGGTGCGGCGCCGTTGGGGGCCGCCGTGCTGGGAGTTTCCACGGGTTTCTCCTGGGCTTTCGGGGCCGCAGTGGAGGGAGGAATGACGAGCACGGAAGCCGGGCCCGTCGGAGTGCCCGAATTCGTGGGCACGAAAAAGCCGCCCGATCGAGCGGCGGCGATGAGAGAATCGAGTTGAGTTTCCGATAACAGCGGCGGTGGGTCGGCCGTCGCTGCGAGATGGATCCGGCCCGGTTCCAGTTCCGCGCGCATGCGATTCGTCGGGCGCTGCGACGCGCTCAGTTCCGCGAGCACGTCGTCGAGCGTGGCGACGCGATCAACGAGGCCAGCGCGGAGGGCGGCTTGCGCACCGAAGACGCGGCCCTGGCCGTAGCTCGCATCGACTGCCTGCGCCGAGATGCCGCGGCCCTGACTGATGTCCGAGAGCATTAGGGCATACGTGTCGTCGACGATCTCTTGCAGGTGCGCAACCGCTTCCGCGTCGAGCGGGCCGATATTCTCGGCCTTGTTCGCGCCCGCCGAGACGACCGTGCGCTTCAGGCCCTCCTGCTCGAGCGCGCCCGTATCGTCGAGGTGCACCATGTACACGCCCACCGAACCGACCAGCGACGACGGCGAGGCGATGACCTCCGTCGCCTGCGAGCCGAGGTGGTACGCGGCGGATGCCATCAGCGCGTTCGCGACCGCATAGATGGGCTTCGCCTTTCGGCCCGCGCGAATCTTGGCCGCGGCTTCGGCGATACCAGCCACGGAACCGCCCGGCGAGTCCATGTCGATCACGATCGCCGAGACGTTCGGGTTCGCGACCAGCTCGTCGAGCTGCGCGGCGAATTGTTCGGTCGACGTGCCGCCGGACATGTCGGCCATCATGTTCATGCGCTGCGACAGCACGCCGTAAAGCGGCAGCACCGCGACGGCGCCGCGCATCGTGGCCGGCGAACCAGATTTCGCCTCCGGTCCGACGCGCGCGCGAATCTCTTCTTTCGACAGGCGGACGCCCGCAGCGTGGAATTCGATCACGTCGAAGACCGCGTCGAGCTTCTCGGGCATGAGCGCCCACGGGACCGCGCAGGCGGCCTTGATGAGTCCATTCGATTTTCGGGGCATGGCCTATCCGTCGGCGAGTTTGAGGCGAGCGCCGGGCTTGGCCGGAGCGGCTGGACCGGGCTCCGGCTGCGTGTTCGGCCGCGTCGTCTCCGTGTCGCCCGTCTGATCGGTGACGTTCTGATCCGCGAGCGTCGCGTTGCCACGCGTCGTGAGGACGGGGCGCAGATCGAGCGCCAGCGGCACGCCGTACTGCTCGGCGAGTTTGATTTCCTCTTGGCGCGTCTGGAAGACTTCCTCGAGATCGCGCCCCTGCTCGGCGGCGATCGCGGTCAGCGTGTTGACGCCGATCGCGACTTCCTTCGCCTTCGATGTCAGATCCTTTTCGGGATCGATCCACGGGAACGATCGCGGGTGCCACATCACGTCCTGATAGCGCTGCGCGTCGAACGAATCGAGCTGCAGCGCGCCCGAGAGCAGCGCGTTCTTGAGCCAGCGCCGATAGACCGGTTGCTCGATCTTCGAAATGAAGCGCTGCTGGAAATACTGGTAGACCGCGCGCTCGGCCAGCATGCCGATGCGTCCTGAGCCGAACGACGTGTCCGACAGATCCGACGAGAGCGAGAGATACGAGACCCGGACACCCGACGCGATCGAACGAAGAATGGCCTTATCGAAGTCGGCGAAGGCCGTCGTTGGATGCGTCGGGTCCCAGGACTGAAATTCCCAGCCCTCCGGCAGCTGCTCGATGATGCCCGGGTCGGCGTCCCACTTGAGGTACGGCTGCTTTGGATTCCCTTCCTCATCGAGCTCGATGGCGCCTTCGCCAGCTTCGGGGCTCTTCTGCTGGAGGAATCCCTGCTTTGCGGCGGCCGTGCGCGCGGCGATCAGTTCCGCCTCGCGATAGTAGCCGAGGTTGTTGAGGTCGACGATGACCGGAGCGAACCACGTGATGCCGCGCGTCTGACGCGGGCGACGCTGGACGAACAGATGCTCAATCTGGCTCGCCGGCACGCGCTCGCGCTTGTAGGCGCCCTCGCCCTGGTGCCGCGTCAGGATATGGTACGCAACGCGACGGCCCCACGGATCCATCTCGACGCCCATCCGGATCTCGTTCTGGCCGGGGCCGGGGACGATGTTGTAGTTCCAGTCGAGTTGATCCGGATCGATCAGCTCCGTCGAGTAGCCGAATTCATTGCCGAAGCCCTCGAGATGCCGAAGCAGTACTTCGCCGTCGGTGCATTCGCTCTCGGCGATGAGCGTTTCCGTTTCCGTCCAGCAGCGCAGCCCGTCGGCGCTCGCCGTCTCCGCCTCGCACCAGCGATACCACGCGTCCTCGATCTTCGTGTTGTTCTGCGCGTGGAAGTCGCCGCGGGAGTTCTTGACGCGCGGCTGCATCTGAATGCCGTCTTTCCCGATGATGTTCTCGGAGAAGAGGGCCGGCACGCGGGCGGCCGTGGCATTGTTGATCACGAGCTCGCGCGCGCGGGCACGGAGCGTCAGCCCGTCGGGGCGCAGGACTTGATCGGCCGACGAGAGCGCGGCGAGTCGGAAATCACCGAAGAGTCGGCCGCCGGCGGCGCCGTTGTAGTTGGCGCGCAACGCGATACGGCTGCGCGGGGAGACGTCGCGCTTCCGCTCAAGCCCGAACGCGCCGAGAAGGCGCGCGCCCAGCGACGGTCTATGCGCGGGCATGGCCGAACTGGATGCGAATCGCGGGGTTCTGGCCGCCGTTCTGCTCTCGCCGAACCCGCCCGCGGTAGATGTCATACCACTTCTGGAGCTCGAGCTTCTTCATGCGCATGAGCTGCCGGCCGTGGATCTGATACGACTCGACGTCGGAGAGCGTCCCGTTGCCGTAGAGCAGCGTCCAGAGCGCGGCGAGCATCTTCTCGTTGTCGCTCTGGAGCGCGCCAGCAGCAGCCGTCGCTGCATCCGGCGCCACGTCGAGACGAGAGAGCGGCGCTGTCCACCGCTGCCCGTTCGCCGCATAGTGTCGCTCGACGCGATAGGTGCCGGCGGCGATGGATGCGGTGGCGGCCGGCGGAATCTCGACGGTCCATTTGAAACCGTCATTCGTGACCCAACTCGCATCCCAGGCGAGGGCCGAACTACCGCGGATCGAATAGCTAAGCACCCAGCCATCGGCGATCGGGAAGTCGCCGTTCGTGTGCGTCCACGTCCACGTATCGCCGGCGACAACGTCCGT